CCGTCTAGGTGTTGGCTTATCAACTGCCGAAATTAAGACCCTTGGATTAGAAGGCACAGTAAAGCAATTAGCTCAAACCTTTGGCGGTGCAGCAACAGTTCAAGCCAATACCTTTGAAGGTCAAATAGCAAGACTCAAAGTGGGCTTCGACGAAGCTAAAGAATCGGTAGGAGCTGCTTTATTGCCTACCCTACAAAGGTTATTAGATTATTTTATTAACACAGTTATCCCTAAGTTTATAGAATTCAAGGATGCAGCACTTAGGCCAGTTACGGATGCTATTGCTAGAAATAAAGAGTCATTAACTATTCTTTATAACTTTATTAAAGACTTCGTAGTTCCGGTATTGATTAATAACCTTGGCGGAGCACTTAGCTTTATCGGCAAAGTTGCTGGTGGTATTTTGGATGTTATTGGCGCGGTAGTTAATGGAATTAAGAGCGCAGTTAATTTTGCCATCGATGCAATAAATGTTCTTATCCGCGCTTATAATGCCGTCCCACTTTTGCCTAATGTATCTACTATTTCTAAGCCATCATTCTCAGCCCCCAGCACTCCAAGCAGCTCAACACTTCCAAAGATTCCTACTGCTCCAAGCCCAAGCATCCCAGCAGCTCCTAAGCCATCTACTACTCCAAGTGCTCCATCAGCCTCTACTCCTAGCGCCCCATCAACGCTAGTGCCAAGTGGTAATGCAATTCCATCTGGATTTAATGTTGCTGCCGTAAGAGCTGGCGAAGAACGCGGTAATGTTATAGTTAATGTAAATGCCCCATCCGCTATTGATGAAGAAGGATTTACTAGAGCAGTTATCTTGGCGCTGAATAATTCCACTAATCGCGGAACTACTGGCGCTGGCGATCTTAGGACTTCGGCTCAAATCTTATGACACTCTGGACTCCCGATTGGAAGATTTCAGTTAATGATTCTGAATTAACCTCGGTTACTTTAAGCAACCTAACTATTACCTCTGGCCGTCAGGATATTAACTCACCTACCCCAGCAGGTTACTGCTCGCTAGAAGTTATAAATACCGATGGCACTAATTATGATTTTAGTATTAACACCGCAGTAACTATTGAAGTCAAAGATACTACTGGCGCTTATGTCTCTATTTTTGGCGGTCGCATTTCAGACTTGAGGCAAATCGTTAGAAGCGCAGGATCTAGTGCAGTAATTACTAGCTTAAGAATTACGGCTATTGGAGCTTTGGCTAGAACGCAAAGAGCCATATTTAATGGCAACTTAGCCGAAGGTTTAGACGGCGCGCAGATTACCGACTTACTAGATGAGCTATTGCTATCGAGTTGGAATGAATTGCCACCAGCCGAAACTTGGGCTACTTACAATGCTACAGAGACTTGGGCGCAAGCTGGCAATATTGGCTTTGGAACAATTGACGCTGGCGAATATACAATGGTCAGCCGTCAGATTTCGGATAGCATCATCTATCCAATTATTAATCAAATTGCTAGCTCGGCCCTTGGTTATATGTATGAAGATGCCAACGGCAATATTAACTACGCGGATGCCAGCCATCGCCAAGATTATTTAATAGCCAATGGCTATACAGACTTAGACGCTTCTCACGCCATCGCTTCTGGCATTGGCGTAATCCAGCGCCAAGGCGATTTGAGTAATAAGATAATTATGGACTATGGCAACAATTTCAATAGCTCCTATACTGCTCAGGATTTAGACTCTCAAGCCGAATATGGCCTATTTGCCGAGCAATTCAATAGCTATCTAAAGAACGCGGCTGATGTTGAGGATGTAGCAAATCGCTTGATTGGTCTTAGGGCTTGGCCTAGAAATACCTTCCAATCTATTACCTTTGCTCTTCAATCGCCCGAGATTGATGACGCTGATAGAAACGCCCTGCTAAATATATTTATGGGCCAGCCAGTCAGAATTACCAACCTGCCCCTCAATATCCTTGGTGGCGAATTTACTGGCTTTATTGAGGGCTGGACTTTCAACGCTTCAGTCTCGGGCCTATCAGTAACCTTCTTGGCTACCCCAACAGAGTTCTCGGCCTTTGCTCAACAATGGGCTCAAGTCAATGCGGCAGAAAGCTGGAATAGTGTGCTCAATACCTTAGAATGGCAAGATGCGATAGGAGTTATTAGCTAATGGCCAATACAACCAACTTCAACTGGGAAACCCCAGATGATACAGATTTAGTCAAGGATGGCGCAGCTGCCATCAGAACGCTTGGCTCATCAATAGATACTTCGTTCGTTGATCTCAAAGGTGGGACAACTGGACAGATATTAAGCAAGGCTTCCAATACCGACCTTGATTACACTTGGATTGCTAACGACCAAGGTGATATTACTGAGGTCTCAGCTGGAACTGGTATTTCAGTAGCTTCAGGAACTGGGCCAGTCCCAGTAGTAACTAATACAGTTGCAACAACCTTTGACGCTAAAGGTGATTTAGTAGTCGGAACTGGTGCAGATACTTTTGCCAAGCTAACAGTAGGCACTAACGGCCACACACTCGTAGCGGATTCTGCTGAAACTACAGGATTAAAGTGGGCTGCGCCTGCTGCTGCTGCTACTTTTATAGGTTGCCAAGTAACAAGCGATACAAATCCAAGTCTTTCAAACAATACGCAGACTGCTCTTGCTTGGAATGTAGAACGATATGATACCGATGCGTTTCATAGCAATTCTACAAATAACAGCAGAATGACCATTCCTAGTGGCAAGGCTGGTAAATACCTTGTTACAGCAGTTGCAGAATTTGATAATAACGCCACAGGTTTAAGACAATTGAGTATTTACAAAAATGGATCGGCAACTGTTACTACTTATTTGACACCATCAACCACTTATCCAAGCGCGATGATTACCTCAGTTCTTGATTTAGCAGTAAATGATTATGTTGAAATATATGCAAGACAAACTTCTGGCACCAGTCAAACAATTTATATTGAACAGTCAGGCAATACAGGCGAGTTTTCAATAGCATTTTTAGGAGCATAAATATGGAATTATGGAAAAAGATAATAACTGCATATCCAGAAATACAGCCAAGCGATGATTTTAGTAGGTTGGGAATTGTTCTCCAAGATGATACCGATGGGATTGGCGCATATATTGCCAAGTGGGAATATGAGCAACCAATCCCTGATGGGCTTACACTAGGCAAGCCTAACGCGTAGCACAATCTATAAAGATAATGGCAAAACTATGTGCAGCAGGTATTCAACTTCGGGAGCAAATCGATGACGATTATCCTGATCGCGATAGGAAGTCTGACGGTTGGATTGCTGACGCTAGGCATCTTGCTAAAGGTAGTTCTGACCATATACCAAGAGATGGAATCGTTAGAGCTATAGATATTGATTCTGACCTATCGGCACATAAGGAAGAAGCTTATGCGCTGGTTGAGAAGATTCGCAGGTTAGCAAAGAAGGGCGATAAAAGAATTAAATACATAATCTACGATGGAAAGATTATGAGTCCGATACTGGGTTGGAAGCGGCGTAAATATAACGGCGCTAATCCTCACCGGTCGCATTTCCATATTTCATTCACAACTTTGGGAGACAAAGATGGCAGTTATTTCAACCTCGAAGGAGAAGCTAATGAGCGACTTAAAGAAAATGGCAGAGAGCTGGGCAAAGACATTTCTAGCAACGGCGCTAGCGACCTATCTAGCAGTCGGCCTAGATGTAAATGCAATTGCCAATGCAGCTCTCGTATCAGTCTTGCCTAGCATCATCAATTGGCTTAACCCTAACTACGAGCGTTACGGCAAAGTCCGTTAATGGTTGCAGCTGAGCTAGCAACCCTAGTAGCCTCAGTATTAGGATCTATTGCCTTACTGATTGCTGGACTTCGCTACATAATTAAATTGGAGAATATTCCAATAGTGTCGCGCCTTGATAAAATGGAGAGTCAGTTAGAATTGGCCCTAGCGAGAGGGGTCAGAAATGGCAACGCGAAAGCGCGTAAGTAAGAAGCGACCTAAGAGGCGTAGAACTACTAAAGAAACGCCTTTAACAAAGCTTGATTTCTGGGCCATCGCTGCCAATGAAGTTTATAAAGCTTGCCGTAGAGCTGGTATGGATGAAGGAACCGCCTTGGCCTTTGCAATGGATCGCAGCTCCTATCCTGATTGGATAGTCCCTGCTGATGACCCAATT